TCTTAGAAGTTTTCTTGGTTGTTTTTGCAGCTGGCGCTGGCTTATCAGCAGCAGTTGCTGGTCCAACCTTACCTTTCATTTGTACATTGTGTACGTTAGGTGCTTTGTGGTTCATATCCACAGGTTTAGAACGGTGCTTTACCGCAATCGCAATCAACAATACTACTACCGCAGCGCCAATAATCATTTCAACAGTCATAATTAACTCCAGTTTAAACATTTATGTAAATTCGGTTGAAAAAAGGATGGACCTTTCAGTACCTTCCCGTCCTCACGATGAATAGGTTTACCATCATCGCCAAGTTTACTCATGTTAGATGCATGTACTTCTTTAAAGCACGTGTCAAGGTCTAGACCGAAAGCATGACCTGCACCATATACAACGTAGAGTAAATCTGTTAGAGCATCCGCAACTTCAACTGTGTCTTCATCACGAATAGCATCAATAAGTTCTTGAAGTTCTTCTTCAATCAAAGCAACACGCAACTTCTGTACGTCTTCGTTTCTTAGTGTTGCTGATTTATTAACTTCTTGACCAAAAGCAGACATAAATTCTGCCACCATTTCAAAATTTGTCATAATCTATTTCTTTTTCCCGAGGTTGTATTTAGCCACTAATTCCCATTCATCCTTTTCTTTATGAGGAAGAACTTTGATTTGAGATAGTGGAGCAACTGGGTCGCCGCTCTTGTCAGGATCGACCAAAGTAACAAGACCCCATTCAGCAAGGAGATTAGCAATTGTATTCCTGCGGGAACGATCTTCATCACCAAAGTTAGAAGGTTTCCCATCAAGCGCAAATAACTCTTTAAAGTGTACAATGTAATACTTACCTTGTTTGTGAAGAATGTGACACGATTGATAAATCGTTTTGTTCTTCTTAGATGCTACACCAATTCTCGTTAATGTCTCACGAATTTTTAAGAAGTCGTCTTCCTTTTTGAGGACAACCTCAACCATGTTCTCTACCATTTGTGCCACCCTTATGTATTCTTTTTCTTATTTCAGAGAGCTGTTCATCAGTTAGGATGGCGAGTGCTTGGCGTGCCTTTGTGTCATTATAACCAAAGTATTCTTTAACAATCAACACGTCACCATCATTATGTTTCTTCGACCATTTAGCATATCTTTTCTTAGGTCTTACGATATTTAGTAAAAAATCATACTGTAGTAAATTGTCAGCATGATGGCGCGTGTTCATTTCGTTTGCGTAGAACACTGTATCATTATGATACGATAGAGCACGATTAGTTAAGAATGGGCTGTACGACTTCTCTGCCAACTTATCATTAGCAGTACCACGCATCAAATCTTTCTTAGTTTGATTGACGCTGTTAGTAAAGTCAAACGGATTAGTCTTCGCCATAGATTTTTCTCACAACATACTGCATTCTGTAAACATCCATAGCAATATCATGTTTAGGATCGTGAGCAATAAAGCCATCAACATCAGGAACGAAGTTATTCTTGATGTCACTTCCCCACAACATACCCTCTAAGAATGAGCGTGTGTCACGGATAGCCCACCAGTTCTTAAACTTTGGCTTGTTGGTAGCAAGTAGCAACCCATCTGTAATAACTGGGTCAAAACTGTTACCGCGTGTCCATACTTTTTTCTTAGACTCATAATTTAAACTCATGAAGAAATCATATAATGAATCAATCGAAACGTCAAGCGAGCTCGGCTTCAACTGCTTCTGTACTTCAGCATCCTGCTGCTTCCACCACTGTAACGTCCCCTGCTCTATTTTGCGCCCGTATTCTTTCACCTGTTCCTCAACGTTAAACTTGATAAACTGGACTCCTCCAAGGAGCTCCTGCCAAGTGTAGGGAGCATCAATGTAGCGTTCTTCGTCAAACTCAAGCGCAGCAAGGTTTACAACAGGTGCATTGAACGCATTTTGGCTCAGCGTTTCATAGTCGTAGATAAGAGAACTCATTTAAACTCCGCGTCGACCATGATCTCAGTGAGCATAGCCATAGTATTAATTTCTTGATCAGCTGCAAACGCTGACTTATATTGATAGTCAGCAAGGATAACAACGATCTGAGGAATACTGGCTGGTGCTACAATATCATGTAGCGACTCGTATAGTTTGCGGAAGAAAGGCGCAACGTCACCATCAATGTTTTGACCAACCCATTTACGAACAGCAGTAAACTCTTTGTTCTTCAATGCATCAAGTAATGTCTTTATGCTTTGATCAGATTGATTAACCAAGATGCCGCTATCAATACGACCAGTAACACTGTAACGCTGTAACTCATTAAGAATGCGACGATTGTCTGGAAAGTGTTTAGTAATAAGTTCGGCAACAACCTTTTGTTCATACTCGATTCCTTCATTAGATAGTATGTTTTCAACACGCTTGAAGAATTGTCCTGCCAACTTAGGCAAGTCTTTCTTTGGCATTTTAAATTCTACAACGGAACAGCGACTATGAAGTGGGGCAATAAGTTTATTAACAAAATTACAAGTAAGAATAAACCCACAATTAGAAGAATACTCTTCCATAAAATTTCGAAGAGCAGGTTGAACAGTTTCTGCATTAAGGTAATCAGCTTCGTCAAGAATAACATACTTACGTCCACCTGTTAGTGACATCGAAGAGGCAAAGTTTTTGATTTTCGTGCGGAGCGTGTCGATAAGACGACCTTCGTCCGATCCATTGATAACAATGTAGTCAGCGCCCAGTTGTTCCAACATTGCCTTAGCAATCGTTGTCTTTCCAACTCCAGCAGAACCAGTAAGCAATAGATTAGGAACATTCCCATTTTGAACAAACGTCTCAAATGTAGTTTTAAGATCAGCAGGAAGAATGGTATCTTCTACTGTTTTGGGGCGATACTTCTCGACCCATAGGAATTCATCACGCATAATATATTTCTCACAAAAAAGGGGAGCTACAACTCCCCTTTATTATAAACCGAATCGATTAAGCAGTCAAGTAACTACGAACCGATGCGGCAGAGGACACACCATATGGATCATCTTCGGCATTGTCTGTAAATCCAGGTTCAACAAACATTTTCTCGATGGTACCATCATTAACAACCATAGCATAACGCCAAGAACGAACACCGAATCCAAGGTTATTCTTACCAACGTCCATACCCATACCCATGGTAAATGCTACGTTGCCATCACACAAAGGTTTAATCTTCTTAACACCCAAGTAAGCGAACCAAGAATTCATTACGAAACCATCGTTGACTGACAAACAGTAAACGTCATCAATACCATAGTCACGGAACTCATCAACTGCTTCCTCAAACGAAGGTAACTGTTGACTAGAACAAGTCGGAGTCCATGCGCCTGGCAAAGCAAACACAACAACACGCTTTTCTTTAAAAACATCATGAGTAGTTAGTTCTACAAACTTACCGCCAATTGGACATCCACCTTCTGGGGCGATATCACCTTCACGTCCGATAAAAGTTGTTACTGGTACTTTATCACCTTCACCTAACATATTAATCTCCTGCGGTCACAACTTCATACAACGTTTCTAGATCGTCGTTTTCAGTTTTAACTTCACTGATGTTTTGCTTATGATAGATACGAGCCAACTTGCTAATATACTTCTTAGGAACTTCAGTCTTATCAGATACTTCTTCGATAATTTCTTTTTGAAGGTCTTTCTCTGCATCAACACGAGTCATTGAGTTAGACATCTCTTTCAAAGCATTTAAAAGAGCTTGTTTAGTTTGAGGATCACTCGGAATAGTAATGTTGCTCATTTACTTCTCACTTGGTTTTGTTGTGTATTCATACTTTTCGTCTGGCGCATTAGCAGCAGCAATTGCCTTTTGAATGTCAGCGCGAACGCTACCAGCAATAGACAACTTGTCACCAATAAAGACACCTTTGCTTGCTGAATAGTCAATTACCTGCAACATTGCTTGAGCAAGTTCTACTGAGATATTAACCATTATACTCGCTCCCTGCTTCAGTCGCAACCCAATACTCTGCCTTCTTACCTTTAAAGTGCGAGATACCACGCTGCGAAATTGATACGCTGTAATCATCAGCCATAAATTTAAAGTTCTCAACCTTGAAGATAAACTTGAAAGTTGCGTTTGTTCCAGTTTCTAGATCGAATGAGAACTCATTAGAGGTTGGGTTCTTAGTATCAGTAGCAACCAAAGATACGGAGTTATTGACACCAGTAACAACAATCTCAGGCAAGCCAAGTTGATTCGCTGCATTAACAACCTTCTTTAGATTGTCATAAGACAATACGAATTGAACTTCAGTAGAAGGCAACTCAAGATTTTTCTCAGGTGGAGTTGTTACCATAGAAGGATCAGTGTAGGTATAACGTGACTTGTTCTTACCTTCGCTGATCGTTACAGCAGATTGACCAAAGTTATAATCTTCATTCTCAAACAAAGACGCTAGACCCAAGAACTGACCCAAGTCGTAGATAGCGAACGGTGTGGGGAACGACTCTTCAACAACTGCTTGAGCAAGGATATTCTTTTGCTCAGATACAGTGCGCAAAACGTTGCCTGCTTTCACCGAGATAGAAGGGTTGATTGACGAGAAGTTCTTCAAAACGTCAAACGTGTTATCACTTAAATTCATTATTTAATTTCCTCACCAGTAAGGTTATCACTAATTGTAATTCGGGGATGTTCTTTATCATGAACATATAAAGCAATTATACCATAATGTAGAACTTTCATCAAGTCTTTTCTTGCGTCTTCAGCACTACCTTTCTTGCCATAACGTTGCGCATACTTTAACACATTACCCAAAGCAAAGCCCATACCATGACCACCATCAATAATAAACTCGGTGGCTTGGAAGTTGCCTTGAGAATAATGTTGATCGTATGTATCTTCGATGTAATGCATCAACTCTTGCACTAGAAAGTCTTCGTTGTACTTAAAGTCAACATAGTCGTTTTCTATTTCACCGAAATCGCCCTCAAGTTGTGGCGAAAACTTATTGACATCAACCCAGTTAATGCCAGAAGTATCTTCGTCAGCAACAGGACTATAAGAGAATTTGTTATCGTCTGGTAAACTCATATCACTTCTTCATCTTTTTAATTGAATCAACGTCAGCTGTTGCGGCAGCACCAACGGCAGCTAAGTCAGCCAACGACCCACCAAAGGTATATGACCCTGTATGTTGTAGGCGCATCCATGGTGCCATCCAAACATCAACGCCAACCTTTTGCATCCACTGACAGAACATATAATCTTCAGACAAATAACGTTTTGTCTTTTCGTCAATCAATGCTTGAAAGTACATCATAATTTCACGTGAACCATCAAAGTGCTTAGTGCGCACATGATCTGGTCTATATGAATAGTCAGGATAATGTTCATTGAATTTCTCGAATGCGTGT